TGATGGTGCAATAAGAATAATATAACCACCAGATTTAAGTACACGTGTCATTTCAATAACACTGCGAAATGGATTCTTTACATGCTCAAGTACCTGTCCGCATACTACAAGATCAATAGATCCTTCTCCAAATGGTAATTCATAATCGCCAGGCATAACATGTGTAACATTTGGCCCGTTCTGGATATCTGCAATATAATAGTCTTTTACTACATCTTGAAACATTTGCTTGTACGATCTATCTTGACCAGGCTTAATATCTCTACCACCAACGTCAAGAATAGTAATACCTTTTTCTAATCTAGATCCTAGTAGATCCCTAGATCTTTGCATATTAATACGGGATGATGGGTGCATAATTAAATCCTTATCTCAAATTGTACGGCGCCGTGTTGTTTAATTTTAAATTTATGTTTACTTACAAATTCTTTTACTGCCTTTGTTACACCAGGCTTACCAAATCTTTGTCCCCATTTATAATCATCGCCAAGAATCATACCACCAGGTTTTACGATTTTTAATGAATTTTCTAGATCAGCAGTTACACCTTCATATGAATGAGATCCATCTAAATAGATCCAATCTAATTGATCGCCTTTAAATTCTTTAAAGAAATCATCTGATGTTTCTCTGCAAACAGTTACGTTCGAATAGGGACTAAATCTACGATTTACATCTTCGTATACTTTTTCGTAGTATTTCTGAAAGCCTTCTTCAGTATTCGATCCTGTTACTTTTTCATATCTACTTAGATATTCATCCCATTCAAATTCAGTAGATCCTTTATATGGTTCTACACTCCACGGATCTACCAGATATAAATGCTTAAGATTTTTCATAAAAAAGTTATAGGATGTGTTACCCCACCATACACCAACTTCAGCACCAATTGTATCTTCTTTAATAAGGTGCATAATATTATGCGAATCCTTATTAATTCTACTTCCCATCATTTCGTGTGTCTCCAATAATTTTTCTTAGCACCTGTATCAAAATCGAATCCCCATGTTTCGATATCCTTTTGATACCAATCAGCAACAATTTGAATTGTTTCTGGTGTATATATTGTTTTATAATCTTCGTTTAATCCGGTAACATTTCTAGCCCTGCTCATTTCAGGAATTTTAAAATATGCACAGAGATCACTGTTTAGGTTTTCAAATCTCATCATATCACATTTAATATTTCCTTCTTTATCGGTAACATAATCGTATGCATTATACCAGCCACGGATAGCTCTGTGCCACATATATTTCATATCTCCCCATTCGAATCTTTCTTCTAGGAAGTGTTCAAATGAATCGATTTTATGTTTGCCAGGCTTTTCTTTTTTCTCTACCTCGATTACTTTTTTTGCAAAGAAATAGCGTGACACTACCCTATCCCAAGGATTTCTAATAACAGCAAATGCTTCGTGCCCGCGCGCGAAAGCAGGATTTAGATCACGCCATCTTGCATGTTCATATCCATGATGATCCCCAATACTATTCATATGAGCTAATACAGACTGGGTATACTGTTTGCTTTTATGAATTTGTGGAGTAGCAGGAATAATCTTATTAGCTAGCTGAGGTGACCTACGTACGGTCATTCCAGCATTTTTTGGGATGTGTATAAAAATTCTTTTAAGAAACATATTTCATTAACTCTTTTACGTTCTCGCCTCTATTTGGTAATTTATCTTTTAAGAAAAAATGTACAAAGTGTGCTTCTTTTACTTTGTCATCTTTAATTCCTTTAAAGAGGCCGTTCCATTTCCAATCTAGATGTTTAACATTCATCTTCTCTTGTTTTACCCAGGTATTTAGGAGAGTTTGATCAGTTGACCATTTCCATGGTCCCATACCATCAACAAAGGCTTTAAACTCTGGTCTGTTTATAAATTGGTGAGGGGTTTGTCCTTTTAGATATTTCGATATACGTTTATTCATAACCATAATACCCATATTAAAAAACTCGCCACCAGTTTGCTTATCCCATTTCCAATCTAGTTTAATGGAACTATATTGCATACGAGAATAGTTAAGTATCTTTTGTCTGTACTGATCAGTAATAGGCATTTCGCGCTCGACCACGCCTGCGAAGTCAATATCCGGATTTAGTTCATCAAAAACATTAGGAGAGCCAGGTCTAATCCAAACATCAGCATCAATAATAGCAATCTGATCATACTTTGGCCAATATGTAAAAGCATTCTCTTTTTCAAAGATGGGTAAAAATCCGCCATGCTTTTCGTACGATTCTCTACTACGATTTGTAGAAAATACGTCTGGTTTAATTCTTAATATAGGGGTTTTTTGTACCTCATGATCAATACCGTGTTGTTTACAATATTGGGATACAGACTCTACACAATGATCATAAAGATGTGAACGCTTGCCAACATAAACCTGATAAATCAATCTTTTCATAACTACTCACTTTATTTAATTATCTAGTATTATATATTAATGATTATTTTCGTCTATTCCATAAATTGGATGGTGAACACCCTTATTCTCTGGTGCAGTTATTTCAAAATCTAGATTAGTGTGATCTGGATATGATACAAGAACTTCACCTTCTGGACATTCATAATCAATTTGCGCCAATAGTCTAGCAGTACCTAACTCTACATGCATATGATGTTGCGGTTCAATAATAAATGTAAAACCAAACTTATCAATCTTATCACTTGCTGGGCCACTAAATTTAGCAACACTTGGTATTGCCGGATGGACAATATAATCTTGATCTCTTACTTCAAGGGTAAACCCTTCAACTTTGCAATCGTCTCTGTGTTTTTCTCTTGCCGCAATTACTTTAAACTCACCATCAAGTGGTGCACCTTTTACTACAAAATGTTCTGGCACCCAGGAAAGAATAGGATCTTCAATACCCAACTTATCATACAATGTATAACTACCACCAATTAATGCCAAGGTAGCAGTGATAACACCAATACCTTTGGTTATATTTTCTACATCAAAACTAATCATTTCTTAGGTGACGCCGCTTTACCTTTGACTGCATCAGCACCAAAGAATGCTGCAACTAATACCGAGATAGAAACAAAATAAGTTGGTGCAATATCACTAATTAATTGTGCAGCTTTATCTTGGCCCATAATAGTAGTAACAAGAATAATTGCTGGATAGAGTAACATACCAAATAATGCGAACCAAGTCATTTTTCTCATAGCATCTCTTTGTGCATCAGCATCTTCAAGTTCTTTACGTTTAAACTCCATATGCATTGCAAGCTCTTCTGCAGTGATATGGCCATCACCATTAGTATCAGCTTCGTCTAGACCTTCAACAGTCTTCCGTAAGGCTTTGATATCTTCCTTTGTCGGCTCTGACATTTTTATACTCCGTAAGGATTTCTTGTGCTATTTTTTTTGCATCATCAAAACCATTACGAAGTGAATTAGACTTATGCCCATCCTGAACAAACCAATTTAGAGTATTTATACAAGATCCATTAACATTTTCCGGAAACTTATACTCACCAGTAAGTTCCTCGAATTCTGTTCTAAGCATTAATAATTCAATTAGATTTTTCAATCGCTTTCTCCAGTTCTACGAATAGGTATTCTTCAATATCATCTTCATTTGCTTGGAAGCGAATACCAATACCTCCAGCCTTTTCCCAACGAGTAATATTTTCAGGTTTATCATCGATGAGGATGTTTGGTTTTCTATTTAAAGGATTAATAGCATACTTATGTTTATTTCCAGTAAAGATTATATTTTCCACTAGTGGCGGAAGATAATCCCAACGAGTAAGCCATTGTCTTTTCCAATAAGCAGAATTCATCGTATCACCCCTAAGAGGTGAAGAACAGATACCCCAGTCATCTTTGGAGATCTTTTTAACAAATTTGATAATTGAATTTGTTTCACTGAAGGTATCGAGTGTATAAAAGAAATCGGTATTGGCAAGGGTAGCAAAAGCAACTTCGCGATCCTGAATTGATTTCCAATGATCAACTTTAAACTTTTTAGCTATACCACCAAAGAAGTCTGCGATTACTCCATCCATGTCAAGATATACTGTCATTATACTGCCTCATTAATTAGTGTTTGTTCACCTAGACGTCCAAAGCCCATTGGCTCGACTACGGAATATATTCCTTCTGGTGTACGAATAACATCGCCAACTGAAACGGAATACATGCGATCGATACGGGTAATTTTTTCTTCAGGACCAATATTACCAATCTCGAATACATCATCTAAATCGTCTGCTTCGATTTCACATACGATCTGATAATTTTCTAGAAATAGTGTAGGATCAACATATCCGTATAACCGAGCGTAGAAAGCTTCGTTTGAATCTTTTTGACCCTTGTTTTGTAAAACCTGATATTTCATAATTAAGCTCCTCTTCCTAATTGTTGATATTATTATATCGCAGTTTTACTGGAATGTAAACCCCCTAAATTCATTTTATTTGATTTTTATACCACAAATGATTTTTTATATCCCTCGTAGATAGGATATTTAATCGATTTCATATATTCTATAAATGGCTTTTTTTTAGGATTATTCGGCCTAAGTTTTTTATGCAAATAGAAATATTCCTTATAAACTATCGGATCTAATAGTGGATATCTAACTTCTACTTTATATTTTTGATATTGTTCTTCAGAATCTTTTAAGAACATTTCCAAAAGTTGATTATCAGTAGAAGTATAAAATTCGTCTGCCCCGAGACCAGATAAGGCAACGTTACTTTCACAATTTGATGCTAATACAGAATGGCTTTCACTATCGGGTAATTTAGAATCTAAATCTCGAAATATTAATTTATGGGAAGAAGATAAAAATAATCTTTTTTTAAGTATATTAATATCTTCGTCTCCGTCATAGCTTAAGGTCCTAAAATCTAAATCCTGACGGATAGCCCCTGTAACAATGGAACCGCTGTCATGACCACAACTAAGAAAGATTGTAGGATTATCCTTACATCTAAATGCAATTGCATTATCTAATGCTATAAAAAAGTTTTTATAAGAATATTGTTTTTCTTTTCCCTGAGGAGGATTATAGTACAGATCTGTTATACTAATATTATCAGTTCTACTAATAATTTGGTTGTCTTCTACGACTATTGTAGAATTTCTTGGTAATTTACCAGCACATTTAGTACCGGCAAAGTCTGTAATGTAAATAATTTTATTACCATCTTTAATTTCAATACAGAAATCACCTCTTAGATGTTTACCGACATCTAATCCAAATTCGTCATACAATGCTAGAATATCGTATGGACAAAACCCTTTAAGAACGAAAGATCTTTCGGCGGTCATATTCAGCCTTTGTTTTAAGTAAAAGATCTACATAATTATCACGATGCTCTTTGAAGACCATGGGCTCATGGTTATCAACATCCATAATAATAACTGTATTAGTAATAGGCATGCCAGTACGTTCTTCAAACATAATGGCATAGCCTGACATTTGTGCAAAGTAGTTTGGGATCTTTTCTTTTTTCTTAGGCCACTTCGAAGTCTTAAAATCTACAATAGAAGGTACCCCATCGAAATCAGCAATAGCATCGCATCGACCAGCAACGCCAAGGTGATCACTATAAAGAGGTACCTCAAGACCGTAGATTTTTCCAATCCGCTCGTCCAGAATAGGACGTAGGTTCTCGAGGCTTTGTCTAATGTGGAGGAGAAAGTCTTCAGTATTTTCATTCTTTAAATACCTTTCAATAATAGAGTGTACATGTGTACCTCTGTTTGCTGCACGTGTGCCAATACGATTGGCCTCATCTTCCCCTACCCTTTTTCGCCATTGTAAAATGGCTTCTTCATTAATAATGCTTAAGACTGTAGTAATGCTAGGATAACGATTACCGTTAGGAGCAAGGTAAGTCCTGCCAGTTGGCTTTGTGTCTGCAACGAGATCATCATATCCCAAATCAATTTTTTCATGTATAAACCTCATACTTTAATTGTGTTTCCACTCCCGGATGTTTTTTTAATTTGTTTCATTTTATCTTTAAACCCATCAGGTACTTTGCTATGAAGTGTACCAACACCTGTTACAATCTTAGGCGTACTTAATACTTTAACAATATCATCATCTTCTAACATAGGTGCTAGTTCATGGAAATTGCAATTTACATCCCATTCTTCGCCAGTAGAAGTTCTACGCAGTGTGTAGGTTGGCACTAATCTTTTCCTTTACGTATTTTATCTGGGTCTCTAAATACTTTACGGCTTCCTCTACATTATAAGGATAATCTAGTCTTTGAACCATATTAGGACTAATCTTAGATTTTTCAGTTTGCAATTCAGTAATAAGATATTCCATTTTATCTAAATCAAGCATAAGCATTCTCCATAATATTAAACCAATCCGGTACTGGACGTTTTGTCCAAGCCATTTTAAACCGTTCCTGTTTAGTTTGGTAGAATGCCTGATAGGCTTTTACAGGATCACCTAGTGCAATACATTCTGGATTAGAATTCATAGCAAGTTTAAATTCTGTCATAGGACCTTGCCGAATATTGCGTGGATGGTTTTTTAGAGGCCATAGGTGTACACGTTCGCATTTATGAATCTTATCATATCTGTATGTATATTCCTTGCAAAGAGCATATAGATGTTCCCAGTGCCAATCATAGTTATCACTAGATTCCATTGTCCATACAGTGCACGGATGACGTTCATGAACATTACACATAAGTATTAATTCCATTTCAAGGTCATCGGCACCATCATATAGATCATAATATTTAATCATACGTTTACCAGATTTAGATGGTTTAAGTCGCATCTTACCGTCTAGCAATCGATGTACTGTCGATAGCATCTGAGCTGATTCTGTAATCATCTTGACTACATGCTTGTCACACTGCATTTGTGCAGCAACTACTGGATCTTTATCTAATACAAATATGTTCATAATACCCTCATTATACCGTATATTAGTCTTGAAGTAAACCCGGAAAAGCTTCTTTTACCAAAGCTTTAGTAATACCAGCTGGTTTTTCTTTATTCACCATATCGATTACAAGCTGTGCATCTTTAGGATGTACACTTTCGATAACGCTAATAAAAATAGTTTCACGTTTAAATGCTGGTAGCTTATCACCCGGGCCACCTTTAACAAAATACTGGAACTGCTTATTCTGCCCAATTAGGTTACTAGGATGATTGTGCTCTTCTGATGCAGTATATGGTGGTGATCCTGGTGGAAGATTCCATACTACATTTTTATCCATTGAACCACGGATAATATCTTTTAATGCCCATGTTTCATTTTCTTTTAAGATCTTAATCTTATCTTCTTTCTTTGAGGCTTTTTGTACTTCTTCTAATACCTCGAATACATATTGTTTCATTAAACAAACTCCTGTACACTTTCAATTAGTCTATTCATTCTTTTTGCAACAAGATATGGAAATACTTTAGTTTTGTTTTCTACTGGATCTTGTTGTTCATAATTATCTATAATTAGTGTTTTTAGATTTTCTGGTGTCTTAGTAAGATCAATTAGAGTTTCATTACGCTGATAGTTACGATACCAAGATGCTGCATAAAGCAATTCACCTTCAGATAAATCCTCTAGTATAGATTGCATTTTCTTTTTCGAAAGAGGTGTTTGCCTACGTCCTTCGACAAGTACATCATCATCTGATAGTACATTTGGTATACCATCTCCAGTATCACCTCTTAGTATTTTCTCTTTTAGGTTAACACGAGGATTATCATCTACAACTTGTTTCTTTAAGAGTGGTGACCATTGTTTTACATTTTTGTATTTCTGAAGTTGTTTGAAATCGCCATCGGATGACACAATCATTACATCTTCATAATTGCCAAATTCTTGTGTACGTTCTACAAGTGTACCAATAATATCATCTGCCTCGCAGCCTTCTAGATGAATAACTTTGTAGGGGAAGTTTTCACGTATTTCGTCTTTAATGGTATGCATAATACGGAAAGCTTCATTCCAATCGAATGTAGATTTTTCGCGATCTTTTCTACGGTTACCTTTGT